CAACAAGGCAGAAAGATATTGATGCCGCAGTCTCACTTTCCGACAAAGCTGGTAAAGCATTTGACGGAATCAACCTAACCTATAAGGGGTAAACAATGCCAATGGTAAACGGAAAGAAATTCCCATATACAAAAAAGGGAAAAGCAATGGCTAAGAAAGCAGCCAAAAAATCAGGCGCAAAGATGGCTATGAAAAAGATGGGAAAAAAGAAATAATGAAAGAGACAGATGATGGCGTAGTCTACGAGACTCGCCCAGATCTAAACGTTAAGTTGGATGTTTATCCAAACGCAGAACGCCAAGAGGAATCTAATCGTAAGTATATGACCTACGATTCAATCCAAACTGGTTCTCCTGCTAAGGCAGCACCTCGCCAATGAAGAAATCAAAAGGCGCTAAGAAGGTTGCCAAAGTAATGAAAGAGTTTAAGAAGGGCCAACTGAATATTGGCAAGTCTGCCAAGAAGGTTAAGTCTAAGAAGCAAGCAATTGCTATTGCTCTTTCAGAGGCAGGAATGTCTAAGAAGAAAAAGAAGTAATGTCATCTGGTAGCTACAAGCGCCACGATGGTTTTAATCCAGTTCAGATTAAGAATGGAATGGTAGTTCGTCTTAATAAGAATGGATCTATCAGAGCAGTATTAGGAAAGTATGGAGTATATGGCAAGCAAGAAGGATCCAAGACTCGCTAGGGCGGGAGTATCTGGTTTTAATAAACCTAAGAGAACTCCTAGTCATCCTAAGAAAAGTCACGTTGTGGTCGCTAAAGAAGGATCACAAGTTAAAACTATACGCTTTGGACAGCAAGGCGTAACTGGTGATAGGAAACCAACTGCAAGACAAAAATCATTTAAAGCTCGTCACGCTAAGAATATTGCCAAGGGCAAGATGTCTGCAGCGTATTGGGCGGACAAGGTGAAGTGGTGAAAAAGAAAGTAGCATTTTGGGATAAGAAGAACCCTAAGAAAACTTCTAAGAAATTAACACCAGCACAAAAGAGTGCTGCTAAAGCAAGAGCAAAGGCTGCTGGTAGACCATATCCAAATCTAATAGATAACGCAGCAGTAGCAAGAAAAACAAAGAAGAAGTAAGGAGAGATAAGTGGCACTAGGTGTAGCAGGTACAACTCTTAGCGATGAGTTAAATCGCCTTGCCAATGGTGGCACTTATAGAGATCCTTCGGCAATGGTAGGAGAAGCATTGGCTGCTCGCCAATGGGCTGCTCAAAGAACTGTTACCTTAACTGTTTCAGATACTGTTGGTGTTTTAAATCAGATTGCTGGTAATACTGATAAGTCTGCTTGGAAAGATTTTACTGGAGTTTGTAATCAACTAGCATCCAGTACGGGACTAGCTGCGGCAGCAGCATTAAGGTTGATATCCTCTTGAGTGCAAAATATAATTTAGTCTGTGAACAGGCAACAACATTTAATTTTCAATTCGTAATACAAGATGAAACTAATGGAGTAGTTACTCCTTGGAATCTAACAGGATATACAGCGACTATGACTGTACGCCCATTTGTAGGTTCTAATACCACAACACTTTCTTTAACTACCGCTAATGGTGGAATTACTTTAGAAGGTATTAGTGGAAGAGTAGTAGTAAATATTTCATCTACTACAACTGCAGATCTAACACCTGCTCGTTATTCCTACGATCTAGTAGTTAACTCTGGTGGTACTGTAACAAGAATTTTAGAAGGTAAGTTTGTAGTTACTGGAGGTGTAACACTGTGACAACATTTATAGTTGTAGAAAGTATTACTCCACAAGTATCTGTACAGTTTTCAGCAGATCAAGGTCCACAAGGTGGTCAAGGTGTAGCTGGTGCTACAGGTCCAACAGGACCTACTGGACCTAGTGGTTCTACAGGTCCTAGTGGACCAACAGGTCCTTCAGGCGGAACAGGAGCAACAGGTGCAACTGGTAACACAGGCTCTACAGGTCCTACTGGTTCTACTGGTAGTGCTGGTCCTACTGGCGATACTGGTCCTACAGGTAATACGGGTTCAACGGGCGCGACAGGTCCAACTGGTTCCCAGGGTCCTACTGGCGCACAAGGCGATACGGGAGCTACGGGACCAACAGGTTCCACTGGCCCTACAGGTGCCACTGGCGCAACGGGGTCTGCGGGTGCGACAGGACCTACAGGTGCTACAGGGGCAACGGGCAGTACTGGTGCAACTGGACCAACAGGAGATATTGGACCCACAGGACCAACAGGATTAACTGGCGCTACAGGCGCAACAGGTAGTACTGGAGCAACAGGAGCCACTGGCACTGACTCAACAGTGCCTGGCCCAACGGGTCCTACAGGCCCTGCAGGGGCCGCAGGAGCCACTGGAGCGACTGGTCCTACAGGAAGTACTGGGGCAACAGGTGATACAGGCCCTACAGGGCCAGCAGGGGCTAATGGAGCCACTGGTGCCACAGGTGCTACAGGCGCTACTGGAGATACAGGACCTACTGGTCCTGCTGGTGCTAACGGTGCAACAGGAGCCACAGGTCCTACTGGACCTACGGGTGCAACTGGTGCTACTGGTGCCACTGGACCGACAGGTGCAGATTCAACAGTTCCTGGACCTACAGGTCCAACGGGAGCAACTGGTCCAACAGGACCTGGTGCTGATGCGATTCCAGTCTCATTTTTCTTAGGTGGAATGTAAACTCACCTAGTGAAGGTAAACGATTTCTTTGACAAGGTTATAGTAATTAATCTTGATAGAAGAACAGATCGTATGGAAAAGCTAGCTCCTCAACTAGAGAAGTTAGATATCCAATATGAAAGATTTTCTGCAGTAGATGGTAAGCAACTTGGTATAGATCCAATAGTCGCAGGGTTACAAAGTCATCTACAGGTAATGAAACAAATAGCAGGACAAAAAGTTTTAATACTAGAAGATGATGCTCAGTTCGTAGAAGACTTCAATGAGAAGTTTGAAAAGGTAATGCAAACATTGCCTGAAGATTGGGATATATTTTATCTCGGAGCATTAGTTCCTAAAGAGGTTGGCCTAGTAAGAATGGTTAATCGTCATTGGGGTATTCAAGTATTAACAACAGGATCTCAAGCCTACTGTATAAATCCTAGTAGATTAGAATACTTCATAAATAAACTTGAAGATTATAATTCCTATATAGATATCGGTCTAAGAGATTTTGCTAAAGATCTTAAAGCATATATAACACAGCCTAACTTAGTAGTACAATTCCCCTCGTACTCTGATCTACGACTTAAAGAGGTGAATGACTTTTGAAGGTAGCTGTCTATACGATTGCTAAGAATGAAGCAAAGCACGTCAAACGTTGGTTTGACTCAGCAAAGGGAGCAGATTACTTTTTAATCTGTGACACTGGTTCAGAAGATGATACTGTTAAGATCGCTAAAGATCTAGGTATTAATGTAGTTGAATGTGCAGTAGATCCTTTTAGATTTGATGTGGCAAGGAATTATGCACTTGCTTCATTACCACTAGATGTTGACTGGTGTATCGCATTAGATATGGATGAGATGCTAGTCGGTGAGTGGAGAAGTGAATTAGAGAAGGCTTTAGCAGATGATGTTGATAGAGCCTACTATAGATTCATAACAGACTTTAATGAAGATGGAACTCCTAAGCACGAGTTTGATGGCTTTAGAATCCATAGAAGAAAGAATGTTTATTGGTCCCATCCAGTTCACGAGGTGCCTAGAACATACGGTAAGAAAGAAGTAACTAAGAGATATAATATAGAGGTTTGGCATAAACCAGATAACTCTAAGATTAGAAGTTACTACCTACCGATGTTAGAGATGGCAGCAGAGGAAAATCCTGAGCCAAGAAATCTTTACTATCTTGCTAGAGAATATTATTACAAAGAGAATTTTGAGAAGGCGTTAGAAGTATTTAAACGCTATGTTGAGATATCAAAGTTTCCAGCAGAAAAAGGATTTGCACTTCGCCTTATGGCAAAGTGTGATCCAGCAAATGCTGAGGAATACTTAACACAAGGCACTGAAGTATATCAAAGTAGAGAAGCAGTCTTAGCACTTGCTAATTACTACTACGAAAAGAAACAGTGGAAAGAGTGCAACTATTCATCAAAGGTTGCATTTGGTATCACAGAAAAAACCACAGGCTTTATGAGTGAATCTTGGGCTTGGGGTCATATGGCTGCAGATCTAGTTGCAGTCTCAGCTTGGCAATTAGGTAACTGGAAAGAAGCATATAAGTTCGGAAAGATTGCTCTTAAGTTAAGCCCTAACGATGAGAGATTAAAAAAGAATATGCAATTCTATAAGGAGAAAATGAATGGCAACGTTTAATGAAATGGTCAACGAGGTAAAGACCAATCTACAAGGTTACACCTTGAAGCAAGATCGCCTGACCTATCTTAACGCTGCAATAAATAGCGTTGCTACAAGTATGGTGGTGGGTTCATCATCTAACCTAGCTAAAGGTCCTATTGAAATTGATGATGAGTTAATTTGGATTGATAACTTCAGTACTGCATCTAATACTCTAAACGTAGCACCAGGCTTTGGTAGAGGATATCAAGGATCTACACCTACATCACACGCTCAATATGCTCAAGTAACTTTATCTCCATCATTTCCTAGAATCTCAATTAAGAAGGCTATCAACGATACTATCAACTCTTTGTATCCTAAACTATGGGCAGTAGATTCATTCACTTTTACCTTTAACGCAAGTCAAACTACATATGCACTACCAGATGATCTAGAACAAATCTTGTTTGTATCTTGGCAGACTACTGGTTCATCTAAAGAGTGGTTACCAGTTAATCGCTGGAGAGCAGATGGTATGGCTAATATCGCTACCTTTAATAGTACTAACACAATTAATATTTATGAGAACATACAACCTGGTAGAACAGTTCAAGTTTATTACACTACCACTCCAGATACTTTAGAAAATAACTCTGATGATTTTGCTGATGTAACTGGACTTCCTGAGTCATCTCAAGATGTAGTAACACTAGGTGCAGCCTACAAGTTACTATCCTTTGTGGATTCAGGAAGAATATCTTTAACCTCAGCAGAGTCAGATCTTGCAGATTCTAAGATCCCTTCAGGAGCTGGCGCTAATAATTCTCGTTATATCTACGCTTTGTATCAACAAAGACTTAACGAGGAAGCACTTAAACTGCAAGACAAATATCCTATTAGGCTACACTACGTACGATGAACAAACGGTTACCTAATAAGAAATGTAGTACTTGTAAAAAGAAAAAATATCTTAAAGATTTTTCTAAAAATAAAAATAGACCAGATGGTAGACATAGTCAATGTAGAGTATGTAGAAGTAAGTACAAACCATCACCAGAAAGTTTAAAGAAAAATAGAGAAAGATTAAGAGTCTGGAACAGGTTTAAAATATCTGGATTTACTCAAGAAGATTTTGACAGTAAGTTAAAAGAACAGAACTATAGATGTGCTATATGTGGCACTACTGATTCTGGTAGATCTGATTGGTGCGCTGATCACGATCACAAAACAAAACAAAAACGAGGAGTCCTATGTCACAAATGCAATACAGGCTTAGGACTGCTACAAGATGATATAGATATCTTGTGTTCAGCAATAGACTATCTAAAACACTACACCAAATAGAGTAAGGAAAGAAATGACCCGCAAGTTCTCGTCTATCAGCGTTGAGTCAACGCTTGCATCTGGTATATCAAATAGCCAGACAACTTTAACTGTTGCTAGTGGTACGGGTTCAGCACTACTTGGTGGTGTAACCCTCGCTGCTGGTAACGTAGATCAGTTCACATTAGCACTTGATCCCGATACTACCAACGAAGAGATTGTATTTGCTACTGCAGTAACATCAGATACTTTTACAATTGTTAGAGGTGGCGCTGGATCTAGTGCAGTAACACATTCTGCAGGAGCAACAGTACGCCACGTTCTAACATCAGATGATCTAAACGCTTTTGAAGCAGGATTAGATGGTGGATCAGGAGATCCAGTATCTGGTCTTATGCTAATGGGCGGCTAACCAAACACTAAGGAGATAAAAAACAATGGCAACAACTTACAAGGTGCTTGGTCAAAGCAACCCAAGCGCAACAACAGCAACAACTCTATACACAGTACCATCAGCTACACAGACAGTAGTATCAACTGTAACAATCTGTAACCAAGCAGCAACTGCTGCTACCTATCGCATTGCGATACGAGTTGCAGGAGCAGCATTAGCAACAAGTCAATACATTGCATATGATGTATCACTACCAGCTAACGCTTCAGATACTTTAACACTTGGTATCACGCTTAATGCTACAGATGTAATCACAGTTTACTCATCAACAGCCACAATGTCCTTCGGAGCCTTCGGAAGCGAGATTTCTTAATATGACAACAGGAAGATTACCTTCAGTAGAAGGTGGTATACAACCTACGATTGTAGATGCTAAGGGAGATCTAATTACTGCTACGGCAGCAGATACCCCTGCTCGTATCGCGGTGGGCGCTAACGACACAGTCCTCACAGCAGACTCAACTACAGCCACAGGATTAAAGTGGGCTGCTGTTGCAAGTGGTGGAATGACTTTAATTTCTGAAACTGTTGCAAGTGCTTTGAGCAGTTTAAGTTTTTCATCTTTAGGCAGTTATAAGCAATTAGTTTTAATTTATTCTGGAATTAGACATTCTGATAATGCTACCGTTTTTGCAATGAGATTTAATAATAATTCAGGCGGCATTTATCATAATGCTGGATTTACTGCAACTGGTGGTAATGGTGCAACTGTAAATATTGCAGGAAATTCACCAACTCATTTAGGTAATAGTTCACCGACCGCAATGTATGCTTTTGGTGAAGGCACAAATAATGCTGCATTATCAACAGATGTTAAAGGGTATATTTTGATTGATAATTATACATCAAGCACAAAAGGTAAAAGCGTATTTTGCACTTTTGATTATTATGACAATGCTGCTGGATCATACAGAGTAAAAAATGGAATGTCATATTTTGATAGCACAACAGCAATAACTTCTTTGGATATAGTCAGATTAAGCGGCACAGGCACTTTTTCTAATACAACAAACACAACTATCAGATTATATGGAGTTTCATAATGAAAAGAATAATAAATTGCGAAACAGGCGAAGTAATAGAACGTGAATTAAATGCTGAAGAAATAGCCCAACAAGAAATTGATGAGGCTAATATCCAAGCAGCACAGGCTATTAATCAAGCCGAAGCCGTAGCAAAAACAACTGCTCGTCAGGCTCTATTAACTAAACTTGGTATTACCCAAGAAGAGGCACAACTACTACTAGGAGGTAACTAGATATGGCAACTGGCCGAATAGGGGTTACGCCAACCCTTAGAACGAGATGGTCTAAACAACCTACTGCTGGTACTACCAGCTTAAGTGGTTTAGATGATAACTCTGTTGCTTTGGTTTATGACGTAGGGTATGAGCAGGTATACCGTAACGGTGTCCTACTATCTCGCGGTAATGATTACACAGCAACTACTGGTACATCTATTACTTTAATTGATGCCACTATTACTGGTGATATTATTGAGGTCTTCGCTCAACAGTTAGTTCCATTAGCTGATGCAATCAGTAAGGGACAGTTCACCGCTAAGGGAACGCTGCTCTCAGCTACTGCTGCATCAACACCAGGTGTTCTTGGTGTTGGCGCTAATGCTACGGTTTTGACTGCTGATAGCACAGAGGCTACTGGATTAAAATGGGCTACGCCTTCTGCGGGTGGTATGACTTTAATTAGCACAACCACTTTAACAGGTAATTCGGTGACAATATCATCAATTCCACAAACTTACAATTCATTAAAATTAGTAATGAGAACTCCAGATGTTGCATCAGATAATTGGATTTTTGGCCGAGCAAATGGCATTACAACAAATTCTTATCTTTCACATAGAACAGATTCCGATAATAGTGGACAACAAGGTAATGGATGGAATGACAATATCTGGTATATAGCAGAACAAGATAGTGCTGCCGCACAAGGTTTAATTTGTTTTGAATTTGATGATTATACAAATGCAACTAGTTGGAAAATTGGGCGCGTTTGGGGAGTTGCAAATAATAAAACTACCAACACATATTCAAGTCCGTTAAATAAATTATTAGTTGTAAATACAACAAGTGCAATAACAAGTTTAACTTTTTTTGTGGATAACAGCGCAAATTTTGATGGCGGTTCAATTCTACTATACGGAGTTAAATAATGACTAACACTAAACCACAAATAAAAATTGTAAATTGCGAAACTGGCGAGGAAATTGTCAGAGATGCTACTGCTGAGGAAATTGCTCAAATGGAAATTGATGCCGCAAATGCAGAGGCAAGAAAACAAGCCGAAGCCCAAGCAGCAGCACAACGCCAAGCACTACTAACTCGTCTTGGTATCACAGAAGAAGAAGCAAGAATCCTACTAGGAGGTAACTAATGGCTATAACTAAAGCAACGGCTAGTTCAATAGCACCAGCAGCCAAGGGAGACCTTGTTGCAGGTAGTGCTACTAACGATGCCGCAATACTAGGAGTAGGTACTAATAACCAGGTATTAACTGCTGACAGTAGTACCACTACAGGACTTAAGTGGGCTGCTGCAGGGTCTAGTTTTGTAGGTTGCCTTGCATATACATCTAATCAAAGCATTACCTGGACCGCTAATGTTGCCAAAGTAATTACTATGGGCAGTGAGGAATTTGATACTGATGGATTCCACTCCACTTCAACAAATACAAGTAGAATAACAATCCCTTCGGGTAAAGATGGAAAATATTTATTAACCGCTCAATGGGATATTCAGGCTGCTGGTATAAATAGTTATTATCAAACTTACCTTACAAAAAATGGAACAAAAATAGGTAATGGTGTTAATCGTGGTGGTTCAGGAAATATCGGTGATAATGCTTTTTGGGGGAAAAGTTTTACAACGATTGCGGATTTAGTAGCAAATGACTATATTGAATTTTATTATCAAACTGACCTTAGCGGTACATCAGAATTTTGGTTACGTTTTGGCGCAATTTATTTAGGAGCATAATATGGAAATAAAAATATCTAAACCTACTAAACCGGTTCATTCAACTATTTTTTACAATGAAACTGGATTTAATCTATTTCAAAAAGATGATGATTTTTATTTATCAGGTGAGGCAACTGAGCAAGAATTATTAGATGCTTATGCGGCTCACAATCCATTAGCACCAACAGAGCCAACAGTTACAGAAAAATTGGCAAGCGTAGGGTTATCTATTGATGACCTTAAAGAGGCTTTAGGTTTATAGCACAATCTTGAGGAAATGTTCTACAATCATTAATCACCCCGCTTCGGCGGGGTTTTCTATTTAAGGAGATCAATGGCATACGGCGATGATATGCAATGTAATAAATGCAAGGTAACTAAGCCGAAGTCTGAGTTCTTTAAAGAGTCAAAATTTACTCGTGGTTATAGATACTCCTGTAAAGATTGCGAAAAACCTATGCGAGAAATTTATAAGAGTAAACCAGAAAATAAGATACGAGCTACTAAAACTCGTAGAAGTTGGGTAAGAAAAACTAAGTATAATTTTCCTCAAGAATTGTATGACGAAAGATTAAACGATCAAGGTGGAGTCTGTGCAATATGTGGCACAGATAATCCTGGTGGGCGTGGACAATTCCACGCTGATCATAACCACAGTACTAATGAACCAAGAGGTGTGCTTTGCCACAATTGCAATGTAGCACTTGGTAATTTTAAAGATAATCCAGAGTTACTAGAAAAAGCAATTGTGTATCTCAATAAATATTCGGAGGTTGAATAGTGGCTTATAGTGACGATATCACCGAACGCATACCCGTACCATTATCTAACCCAGCAGGTGCTACATCTTATGCCTTAACTGGCGTTGCCTATGATATGGCTATTGCAGGACTACCATTCTTCGTTAATGCCTCCGATGATACACCTTATCGTAGAGTTACAGCACAGTATCGTAAGCAACAGATTGACCAAACTAGAGAAGCTGGTGAGCAGACACTTACTGGTTGGTGGTTAAGAAGTCAGTCATCATTTCATCAAGGACAAGGTATTAACTTCTTTGAACCTATCCAAGATGAGTCATTAAGATTTCAATATACAGAATCTAAAGGTTGTGATATCTGGACTAGAGGACAGGTAACATTACTTAACTCTGTATCTAATGTACATACAGTTACTGGTCCAGTAAGAGATGACCTACGACCTAATCAATATGCTAGATCTATTCAGTGGACAAAGAACAGTAATCTATATGATGGTATCTTATTAGCAGATGAATATGATATAGACAAAGTATTCCCTCGCATTACTGTATCTATTAACAACAAGGCTTTAACCTCTAACGTAGCAACACTCACTACTACATCAGCTCACGGGCTATCTGTAGGTATGCAGATCACCATCTCTGGTGTAGATGCCACCTTTAATGGTGAGTACCGCATCACTGGTGTACCTACAACTACTACCTTTACCTATGCTAAGACAGCAACTGATGTTGTATCTACTCCAGTATCACCAGTAGGAACTGGTACTGCTGAGGTAATCCACTTTATAGATTACAACTCTGGTACAGATTATCCAGTATTTGGTATCTGTGATGATGGTGTATATGCCTATTGGGTAACTAACGTACTCAACACTGGAACACCAAGGTTTAGAATGTATAAGAAGTTACTATCAGATGATAGTTCAGTATCACCTACTCTAATGATTAGTGATAATAGTGTTACTATAACTAATGCAGTTCTAGAGTTTACTAAAGAGCGTATCGTTGCTTGTATCAATAACAAGGTTTATGAGATATCAACTACTGCTACATCTTTACCTACTGCTGTATACACCCATCCAACAGATGATTTTGTTTATACCAGTATTACCTCAAGCGGTGCAGCTATATATGTAACTGGCTTTAGTGGTATCCAATCTACTATTCAAAAGTTTACCTTATCTACTGCTGGAGCTATGCCTACTTTGACCAGCGCTATTACTGCTGCTGAACTACCAGTAGGTGAGAGATGCTACAGAATATTTTATTACCTGGGCTATATGGCTATTGGTACTAACACAGGTATCCGCGTAGCAGTTGTATCAGATGATGGCTCTATTAATTACGGTCCTTTAGTAGTAGAGACTACTCAGTGCGTATACGATTTTGCTGCAAGAGATTCATACATCTGGTGTGCATCTGGTGTAGATGGTGAACCTGGTGTAATCAGAGTTAACCTAGGCTTACGCTTTGGTAATGATCTACTATTTGCTTATACAAATGATTTATATAAGCCAGGAGTATCTGGCTTTACCACTACTGCCTGTGCTTTTATGGGCGATACCAATCAACTAGCATTTGTTACTGCTGATAATGGAACCACTGATGGTGCTATCTATATTGAGAATCTTAACGAGAAGATATCTGAAGGATATCTACAGACAGGCTTTATCCGCTATAACACATTAGAGTTAAAGGTATTTAAGTTATTACAGGCTAGAGTTGATAACTCTACTGGTGGATTAAATATAGATACCGTAACCTATGATGGAGATGAATACCGTATTGGTACCTTTGCACAGCAAAGTTCTGTACCAGAGGTAACTGTTTCATATCCAACAGGAGCGCAAGAGTATCTAGGATTTAAGTTTACCCTTACTAGATCTACTACTAATACCTCACAAGGACCAGTGTTTAATGGCTATAACTTAAAGTCATTACCTGCAGTACCTCGTCAGCGTTTAATCCAATATCCATTATTTTGCTATGACCACGAGGCAGATAAGTTTGGTGTTGAAGAAGGATACGAAGGATCTGCGTATGATCGTATGTCTGCATTAGAACAAGTAGAAAATGTGGGAGATACAGTTAGAGTTCAAGACTTCAGAACAGGTGAGTCATACCTTGGCCTTATTGAAGAACTTGATTTTATAAACAAGACACCATCAGGACCTCGTTTCTCTGGCTACGGAGGAACACTGGTCGTAACAATTAGATCTATTTCATAGGAGCCATAATGACCCCTTCTGACTGGGCTGCACTAGCAGTCTCTATAACCACTCTAATAGGCGCAATAGCGATGGGTGTAAGACACCTTGTGAAGCACTACTTATCAGAGCTTCGCCCGAATGGTGGATCAAGTTTAAAAGATTCCGTCAGTAGGTTAGAAAGACAAGTGGAGGAAATAATAAGTATACTTATCAACAAAAATAAATAAGGGGGAATAATGGTTACGGTTTACACATTACCAGATTGTGTGCAATGTGATATGACTAAGAAGTTATTAGATAGAAGTAAAGTAAAATACGAAGTTGTAGATATAAGCCAAGACCAAACTGCTAAAGAAACTGTAGAAGCATTAGGATATAAGCAGGCACCCGTAGTTGTTTATGATAAGTTCCACTGGTCAGGATTTAGACCAGATAAGATTAACGCATTACATTTGGCACTACTAGAAAAAGGCGTAGCATAATATGGAAAAGGAAACAAAGAATGAAACCTGTTGTAAAGAGAGCGACACCTGCTGCAATAGCAGTGCTACGACAAGCAACAGCATTGTGGCCCAAGCGCAAGAAAGCCTCAGACGGACTCTTGCCTTCATCGGCACACATTAAACAAAGTCCTAACTCAGACCACAATACAGGACTAGCTGTAGATCTAACCCACGATCCAGATAATGGAGTAGATTGTAAAGACATCTATAAGAGATTACAGTCAGATGCAAGAGTAAAGTACTTAATATTTAAAGGTAGAATCTGGAATCAAGTAGATGGTGAAAGAGTTTATAGCGGAAAGAATCCCCACAATAAACACTTGCATATTTCCATAAAGGATCAGTATGCTAAAGATGATTCCAACTGGTTTGGTTGGATGGGTGAGGTGCCTAAGAAGTTTACACTTCCTAAGCCATTACCTAAAAAGAAACAGGAGAAACAATGAAGGATCTACTAAAGAAGTTAAAGAGCAAGAAGACTAAGGCAGCATTTAAGTCTTACCTACGAGCTGTACTTGCTTCAGCAGTAACAATGGGATTAGCACTAGCGGCTGATCTTGCACCAGAATATGCAATCTTAATCGGATCTATCGCAGGTCCACTTGCTAAGTGGGCAGATAAAACTGAAAGAGAATATGGTCTAGGATCTAAATAGTTTTAACACCGCGAGGCAATACAGGGAGGGCGCTGAAAAGCGCCCTTCTTTTTTTATGCCCTTTTACTCTTGGATGTAATCTGGTTTATCTATTGGTGTGGGTACGATAACAAGATTGCCACAGTTAGAACACTCACCGTCTAGGTGATACCAAGATAGTTGATAATCATAGAAGGATGCCATAATCGTAAAGGTCATAGAACCACAAGGACAGGCGTGAAGAGGACCGAGATCTCTAAGATCTGAACCGAACTTCGGTGGGAGTTTCTCCCTGTTTTTAAACAGCCTTGGTAGACGGAACATATAATCCCTTGTCTACGCAACCCGACAAGGGTTGCCGTTAATTCGCCTTTGGCTCATATTGTACACATTCCGAACCCACTATTGATGTTATTACGGCCCTTGGCGTGTCGCAAGTACATCCCACACTTTTATTGTAGTAGTGGTATTATTTACCTTAAGAGATAGGAGTTGAATTGACCGCGATAATTGGTATCCAGGGCAAAGGCTGGGCAGTATTAGCCTCAGATACTATGACTACCTATACTGACAAACCTTACATTGCCAAAGGCTATGACAAAATAGTTAAGGTTAATGAATATCTAATAGCTGTAGCAGGTGATGCTACTGCTGGAGATATTTTAAATAACTTATGGCAACCACCAAAGGTAATTAAAACTCAAGAGCCTGATCGCTTCTTAATGATTAGAGTTCTACCATCTATCAAACAAACATTAACTGATGCAGGGTATGACCCTGCGCCTAAGAATAAGAATGATGATGACTCTGGATGGGATGCTTTAATTTGTTTTAATGGAAAGATATATCAGATCAGTGATGACTATGGGTATATGAGAGATGATAGAAACTTATACGGCATAGGCTCAGGTGGATCAATCGCTCTTGGTGCATTAGCTGCTATGGAGAGTGAGATTAGATCTCATACTAAAGCAGCGAGTGCTGCAAAGAAAGCAATTAACATTGCTATACAGTACAACGTATGGTGTGGTGGAGTACCAACCATCAAGACACAATTCACAAAGTAAGGAAGGTTATGAAAGAAATACTTTTACAATTAGAGTGGTATCTATTAGACTTAGAGATGTATAAGTTTATTCTAGAATGTTTTATTAAGTGGGGATTAAATTGAAAAAGAATGAACGGGATTTGCGAGAGCAGATTGCAAAGGAAATAGAATCTAAAGGCGATGAAATCGTTTGGATATGGACAGCTATAGGTGGCCGTACACCAGAAGCTATTGATTGGTATGTAAAAGATGTTAAGTTTTTTGCAAACATAGTAAGGGGTGAATATGAGCGATCCAAAGCAGTTATTGATTGATGTTCTACGAGCTAAAGATGCTGGTAGGGCTAGATCTAAACAGACACAGGTAGGTCCATCAGAGTTAGGTGGTTGCCGTAGAAAAGTTTGGTATCGTCTTAACGATCAACCTGAAACTAATGAGAACGAATTAAAGTTAGCAGCGATTATGGGTACTGCTATCCACGCTACTATTGAAGAAGCAATACGCAGTATTGATCCAAAGGGTGAGAAGTATTGGGTTGAAACTGCAGTTGAGTATTCTGGGATGAAAGCGCATATAGATCTATTCATTCCAGAGACTGGCGATGTTATTGATTGGAAGACTGTTAAGAAACAAAACCTTTCTTACTTTCCAACTAATCAACAACGTTGGCAGGTTCAAGTCTATGGCTACCTATTAGACAAGTCTGGGAAGGGGAAGCCTAGAACTGTCAACTTGGTAGCCATAGCAAGAGATGGCGATGAGAGAGATGTAGTTGTCCACTCTGAACCTTATGACCCTACTATTGCTGAAGAAGCTCTTAACTGGTTGAGCGCAGTTAAAGAGTCGCAAGTAGCACCAGATCCTGAGAGAGATCAGAATTACTGCAAATCTTATTGCAAGTACTTTGATGAAACAGGAGAGATTGGATGTTACGGATTAAAAAAAGAACGTATCAAGGATGAACTGCCTGTTATAGAAGACAGTAGTGTTGATCATTCAGCCTTGATGTACTTACAACTTGATCAACAGATAAAAGAGTTGACCGAAAAACGAGACTCATTACGAACCGCGTTTGACGGTATAACTGGAGAGACTGCTAGTGGTGTACAGATTACCTGGACAACTGTTAATGGTAGGTCTACAGTTAACACAGCCGAAGTAGAAAAACTACTAGGCTTTGTACCAAAGGTGGAGGGACAACCTTTCGCTAGATTAAATATAAAAACTGGAGGAAAATAAATGGCTGCACCTGAATCAACAAAGTTTCAGATCAACTACAAGTTAGCTGATGGAACTTTAGTGAATCTATATGCAACAAATCAGGCTGAATTAGAGGCATCTCTTGGTTCAATTGCTGATCTATCAACACTAATTACTACAACTGGTAGCGCTCTTGGTGCTACTGCTCAATCAACTAATGGAGCAGTTGCTTATGCTAAGAAAACATTAGGCGCTACAACAGTGTCAGCACCATCAGGTGATGCACCTGATTGTAAGCACGGCACTATGAGTTTTAGATCTGGACAAGGAACTAAGGGTCCTTGGAAGGGATGGATGTGCGCTGCACCTAAAGGTGCTACAGATAAGTGCGATACAGTTTGGATTAGATAAACAATGCGGGGGCCTCGTAGTTTTGAGAACCCCTCTTGTGCAGAGATCTCAGTAGATCTCTTCTTTCCCGAAGTAGGAGATTCATTATCTGTTATAAGACAACTTAAAAATGTCTGCAAGTTATGTCCCCACCAGCAAGAATGTGCAGAGTGGGGCATACAAAATGAGAGATACGGAGTATGGGGCGGTCTATCAGAAAAAGATCGTAGAGCAATCCGTAGACAAAGAAACATTATTATAAGAGAAGAAGAAATTGCTTAACTTAAACAGAGCTTGGAAGAGTACGACAACAAAGGCTACCCCTTTGCCTATCGTCTGGAATGATTTAAAGTCTAAACAGATAAGGTTTAGAAGAGGTCAAGTCTGTATGATTGCTGCTGCTCCAAACGCTGGTAAGTCTATGTTTGCTTTGATCTATGCGATCAAGGCTAATGTTCCAACGCTTTTCTTTTCTGCAGATACTGATGTTGCTACAGTAATGATGAGAACTGCAGCACATATCTCAGGTCATAATCAAACTCTGGTAGAAGAAAACTTAACCAAGAATAGTAAGTACTATGATGATAAGTTTGATAAGGTAAAAAATATACAGTGGGTCTTTGACTCATCACCATCACTAGATGATATTGAGTTAGAGATCAAGGCTTATATAGAACTTTATGGTATTCCACCAGAGTTAATTATTATAGATAACCTTATGAATGTGGTAGCTGAATCAGACAATGAGTGGGCAGGACTGCGAGCCATTATGGTTGAACTGCACGATATGGCTAGACAGACTGAGGCTTGTGTAATGGTTCTTCATCACGTTAGCGAACAGTCTGAGTATGGCTCTACCACTGAACCACCTGCTCGTAGATCTATTCACGGTAAGGTATCTCAACTACCTGCAATGATATTAACACTGGGCTATGAACCTATAGGACAGTTGCTTAGAATTGCTGCAGTTAAGAATCGCTTTGGTAAGCACAGCGCAGATGGTAAAGACTATGTATCTTTGTTTGCTAGTTATGGTTCTTGTCAGATCAGCGATGCTGATGAGTATGGTCGTATGCTTGGTAGAGATGCAAGGTTTGAGAGTATGAGAGACAAGGTAGGCTAATGGCTAATACGGAGATACAGTATGTCAAAAAGAAAATTAATAAACTGGAAAGTGATTTTGCTGCTTTTAGTTCTATACTTATTCAGGCAGGAATTATTGAAGTATATGAAGAAGATGGTCAGCAAGCATACAAAGTAAACAAGGTTAAGGTAGATGAGCGCAAAGAATAAACGCAAGGGTGCATCCTTTGAACTAGATGTAATGAAATGGTTTAGATCTAAGGGTGTTAATGCTGAGCGCTTACGCTTATCAGGACAAAAGGATGAGGGTGATCTAGTAGTTATTATTGCTGGAGAAACTTTTATCTTGGAGTTAAAGAATACAAAGGTGTTAAACCTACCTCAGTTCTGGAGAGAAGCAGTTGTTGAAGCTCAGAACTATGCTACTGCTAGAGGTATTAAACCAGCACCACTATCTTATGTAGTAGTTAAAAGAAGAAGTGCAGGGATAGAACAGGCTTGGGTGGTCCAAGACTTACAGCAATGGTTGGAGGATAAGTATGCCAATACCTAGTGGACAGATAACCACTACTAAGATAATGCAAGGCTTAGATAAGGGAGAGCAATGCCAGGACAAGACTGGTCAAGAAGTAAACGAACAAACAGACGAAGCAACGACACCGATGCAAAGTCAATCCCAATCGGAGTAGTAGTACAGTTTTATGGTGGAGAAGTAAAAGAGGGTAGAGCAAGTTCAGTTAGGTGTGTGATGCACGATGACTCTCGCAAGTCAGCAGTGATGAACACAGTGGAGAACCTATACTTTTGTCATACCTGCGGTAAGGGTGGAAACACCATCAATGTTGTAATGGAAAAAGAAAGTTTGGAGTTTAAAGATGCTCTCGCAAGAGCAATTGAAATCTTATCTACAAGCGGCCACTCGCTACCAGCAGGGTCTAAACGTAGAAACCGCAACCTTTCTAAAAGAACGTGGCATATCTAAAGAGATATCTGAGTCTTTTAGTTTAGGTACAGTAGTTGATCCAATCCCTGAGCATCAGTTGTATCAGGGTTGGTTATCTATACCCTACTTTACTGCCCTTGGTATTTGTGTTGGCTTTAAGTTTAGAAGATTAGATGATGGCAAACCTAAATATGGTATGGCTACTGGTCAGAAGACCCATCTATTTAATGTTAATGCTTTACTAGAACCTAAGGATACTATCGCAGTATGTGAAGGTGAGTTAGATGCCATCATTGCTACTGGTGCTTTAGGTATACCTGCAGTTGGTGTTCCTGGTGTTGCTGCCTGGAAACCACATTATGCAAAGCTAATGAATGGGTATGGACAGGTATTAGTTATAGGTGATAATGATATTAAAGAGGATGGTTCTAATCCAGGAGCTGAGTTTTCTAAGAGAGTAGCATCAGAAGTTATCAATGCAAGTATCTGTGTCCTTCCTGCTGGAATGGATCTAAATGACCTATACTTAGCAAAAGGGATAGAAGAGACAAAACGGATATTAGGAGCAGTTAATGTATGAAGAGTTAAGGGAAGATGGTACTACCCGTATTGTCGGAGATCTTGCTGATCTAAAGAATCAGAAGTTTATATCTGATATGTGGAAAGTATTAGATGATGCAGGTAATTTACTTCTATCTAAACATAAGGATTATGGTCCTGCTAATATCTCTAACGCACCAGGTGGTGCGCTTAATGGATTAAGAGTGCGTATGCACGATAAGACTGCTCGTATAAACCATCTAATAGATAATGGTGCAACACCTGAGAATGAATCTTTAAGAGATAGTTTTGTAGATTTACTTAACTATTCAGCTATTGCAATTATGGTTTTGGAAGGTACTTGGCCTAAGTAATTCAGCACACCTAGTAGATAAGAAGCGTAGAAAAGTAGATGACTAAAGAATTACACCCGATACTGACTGACCTAGTACCAGCAGTGGCTAACTCTATTGCTCGTAGATTTAAAGGTTGGGTAGAACGAGATGATTTAAAGCAAGAGCTTTATCTTTGGGCTATCGGTAGACAAGGTCAATACTTAGATCAACTTAATGAAGAGAATAAAGAAAAGCGTGAGTATAGTGTAAGTAGAATTGCATATCAGATGCGTAGAATTGCAGAGAAGTATGCTCGCAAAGAGAAGGCTCGCAAGGCTGGCTATCATACCTCTGATGAGATCTTCTACGATACTGCAACTATCGCTAGGTTAATGCCATCTATCTTACAATCTGTAATAGAAGGAACTGTACTAGAGCAGGCACAAGATTTAATAAATGATGGACAACCTCGCAAACAACCAGCACCTTCTGAGGGTGGCAACCTCCTTGCTATCTTAATAGATGTAAAGAGATCATACTTAAAGTTAGAAGAAGAAGATAAGATCATACTTCGTATGCGCTACTACGATAACAATACCCTTCAAGAGATATCACAATACTTAGAGGTAGCAGTATCCACTGCTGATCGCAGATGCACTTCAGCTTTGCGTAGATTGCAAGATAACTTGGGCGGGGATTCACCTTGGCAATAAACATAATTTACAATGAAGATTGTTTAGACACTATGAAATCTATGGATGATAACTCTATAGATTTAACTATTACATCTCCACCTTATGACTCACTTAGAGTTTACAATGGATACTCTTTTGATTTTGAAAATACATCTAAAGAACTGTATCGCATTACTAAACAAGGTGGTGTATTGGTATGGATAGTAGGAGATGAAACTGTAAAGGGCAGTGAGACTGGCACATCTTTTAGGCAAGCACTTGGATTAAAGGAAGCAGGCTTTAACTTGCACGATACTATGATTTGGCGCAAAACAAATCCAATGCCTAAGTTCAAGCACAAGCGATACTCTTGTGTCTTTGAGTATATGTTTGTCTTATCTAAAGGACAACCTAAAACTTTTAATCCTTTAATGCAACCTAATAAAAGAGCTGGTGAACTTTATGATTACACAGCTAAACTAAAAACTACAGGTAAAGTAAGACAGAAAAAAACATTCAATATAAATAGTGAAAGATACCGAGATAACATATGGGAGATAGCTGTTGCAAGAAATGACACCGATCATCCTGCTGTTTTTCCTGAGGCTTTAGTATCAGATCACATATTATCTTGGAGCAATGAAGGTGATATTGTTTATGATCCTTTTATGGGATCAGGAACTACTGCTATTGCCGCTAAAAAACTAGGCAGAAACTACATAGGTAGTGAGATCAGTCAAGAGTACTGTGCCATTGCAGCGAGCAGGATATAATGGATATCTTAAGAGAGTCTGAATTATTTGATTACTTAAGAGAGTTTCACTTCTCTGATCTGAGTAAGAGTGAAGATGAGTTTGATAGTTTTGATTGCGTAAGTATGGAACATAAGATGTTTATTGAATTGAAATCTAGGAAGACACACTATGACGATCTGTTAATAGAGGAACATAAGTACTCCTCTCTCATAATGGCGGCTGGTATCAGGTCCCTTACTCCCTGGTATATCAACTCCACACCTAACGGCATCTGGGGGTTTAATCTCTCCAAACTCCCAATGCCTAAGTGGGAGGACAAGTGGCTACCTATTACTACTGAGTTTGCTAATAAGAAGAGCAGGTCTAAGCCTGTTGGTTATTTAAATATAAAAGATGGAGAAGAGTTTTGATCTACGAATATAGATGCAACACCTGTAATCTAATTAAGTCTGTTGAAAGGTCTATCTATGATGATGAGAATATTCCTCTCTGCTGTGGTGATCTCGCTGTGCGGGTTTATGCTTCTCCTCCTGTAAGTTTTAGAGGTAGTGGCTTCTACACCACCGATAAATAATTGTGCTACATTTATAAAAATGTGCTACAATTATTTCATACCCCTTCGGTTCCTATCCCGAAGGGGTTTCTAATTAGAGAAGCCCCGCAGGAAATGAACAAAACTGCGGGGCTTATTGTCCCTAGGAAGGAAGGGAACTCTATTATATCAGATCTAAAATCTGTGTGCCAATTTCTTTAGTATAAATAGGTGGTATAGCTTCAACTAACTCACCCCATATCATCCAATCAATTCCCATTGCTTCTCTTGCTTGTTCAATACTCTTAGCAGTATGACCGCCGTTAGGTATCTCATCTCTCATAGAACCATAGATACCAACTGGTTTGCCTTGTTCCTTATGATTACAAACAGATCCTTTTAATTGTAGATTGCTCTCAAATAATCTGTGCCTTCTAACCTTTAATCCAAAGGATGAACCACACATCTGTATTGGGTTAATAAGTGGTGAGCCTGGTACATTCTCAATAACATAAGGCCTACCACTTGCTATCAAAG